TTAATAGCTCTACCTGCTTTCTTAACAAGTTTACCTAAGAAATACATTTGTCTTCCTGATTCAAGGTCCATGATTCCTCCTGTAGGATCATCTTCATCTTGCATCATTTCCATCTGTCTCATTCGTCCACCGTCCATGGCACCTGTTCTAGCTATTCCACCCTCTGCAAGACCTGTGAAATCAAAACTAGAGCCCATGAATCTTGGAGCAAGACCTGTGTAGTCTCTAGGGTTTACTTCTTCTTCTGTGTCATCACCAACAAAACAATAAGCAGGTGGGTTGGGTCCTTTACAGGGATCTATTACTTGATCGTCTCCACCGCCACCGCCTGTAGGGGTATTACGTGAATCTAAATAATCATCATATAAGGTACCAACAGTAGCAGTTCCTTCGTCATCAAAATTATCTCTAACAGTATTTAAAATTGATTTAGCTTGATCTTCATATAAATCAGGAAACTGTTCTATATCTCTTGCTGCTCCTTTTGATTCAGGTCCATAGTATTCAACAGGATCTGGATTATAGTATCCTAGTTTTTCTAAATCATCTATAGTTTCTTGATATAATTCTGGATTTGTTATTTGTAAATTATTTAAATAATCTTCTCTTTGTTTTTGACTATTTAATTGAGCTAATCTAGAATTTTTTAATGCTTGAAGACCTTTTGTAAATAAACTATTTTCAAAATAATTTTGAATTATGTTTGGTTTTTTAAAATTATCTTTTGTTTTTTTAGGTTTTTTAATTGGTATTGTTGGTGTATCTTTTGTTGTAGTCCCTGTGTAACCACCTCCCCCGCCTTTTCCACTTGTTGTAGTTGTTCTTCCTGAAACATTTTTTGAAGAATCATAACCTCCACCTGTGTACTGAGAATCCCTGTCTTGTCTTCCGCCGCCTCCGCCGCCTCTTTGTCCCCCTGTTCCGCTAGTTCCAGGAGACATACTTCCTCTGCCTGCAGAAGCATCAGCTTGTGCCCCTCTAAATAAACCTACACGTTTACCATTTTTATAAAGCTGTCTAGCTTGTTGTGCTCTTGTTATTGACATTACTCTGACGCTGCTCCTAGTGGTGGCATTGCTGCTACTTTAATTTTTAATGATCTTGTAATTTCTTCTCTAATCGTTGGAGTGTTTGAATCTGCAATATCATCTTCTGCTTCTTGATCCGAGTTATACTCTACATTAGTTCTTGTATTTCTTAATACAACTTCTGTTTCACATTTTACAACCGGTACTTTTTTACCATTTATTATTGTATATGCTACTTCACCTTCTTCTTTAAATGCCATAATTAATCCCTGTTTATTTCCAATATTGCACAAGTGCCTTCTATATCATTAGCACTAGCTGCTTGTACTCTTAATACATCATTTTCTTCTAAAATAACAGTACCATCTGACACACTTTGTGATTCATTTGCAGCAATAGTATGCTTTGCAAAAGTAAATTGTGTTGTCGCAGAACTATCATAGATATGCGCATGAACTACAACGTTTCCTGACCCTATGTTTGCCATATGTATATTTTGTACAATAGCTCTTGAGTTTGAGGGTACAGTATAAACATCTGTTGCATTAGTAGTTGTTAGATCAAACTGTGCGTTTTTGTAAATATTAGCCACCTATACCTCCAGAATTAAACCAAGTAAATCTTTCATTTTCTTGTTTAAGATCATTTAAAAAAGTTGAGTTTAACTGTTCAACAACTAAAGCAATTGATCTGTTAATTTGTTTTTGGTTAGATACTTCATATTCTTCTTTTGGTTCTGGTATCCTTACTACTATCTTAGCCATTATCTTCTACCATCCGGTTGTACATCTATTCTTAAAGTGCCAAAACGCCAAGACTCACTAACATCCGTATTTTCTATTTTAATGTTAACAAACCTTCCTCTGGCTCTTGTATCTTTTTTATCAGTGGTAGAGTTAATTGTAAAGGGACTTAAAGATGTAACTGTATCTGATTGTTGAGGATAACGTTTAACTGCTAGTGTTACTTTTGCATTACCTTGAAGATCTTTAAAGTCTGGTACAAATCTTCTCATAGCTAAAAATACTTCCCCAGCAACTGTAGGACCACTTGATTTACCTTGTGCATCTTTTTGTTTAGCTTGTAGATCAAAGTCAAATGATTTTATAAATGAGGTAACAGTAGTTGTACTACCATTCGGATTTACTTGATCAGTTCCAACCTCATGTTCAAATAATGTTGTTTGACCTAAACCTGATTCTCCAACAATTACAGGGAAAGTACCTGTAGCTGAGTCGTTAAATTTAGTAGCTGATGGTTTAGGATATACACTAGCATCAATCCAAGATGTTCTAGCTTCAGTTCCAATATACCAAACACCACCTTTCATAGGTTCACCATAATTAAATACGACGTATTGATCATTGTAATCAGAACCTTGAGATGGGTAATACCAAACTACTTCAGTATATAAATTATTTATACCTGCATAAATCTGTTGACCTTTTGTAGTATCTGCTTGATCATAAACATAGTCTTCAACAGAACAAGGTAGAGATTTAACAGTACCATCAAACATAAAGAAACCATTATTAGACATCCAAAACGCAGCACCATCTATTTCAATCGCTGCATTCTTACCAATCAATCCACAGTTAGTACCAACTTGCTCAAATCCAAATGTAAAAGGCGCACCAATAAATTTCATGGTGTACAATGCATTATCAGTCCAAACTAGAATTGTTTCTTTTGCTTTTAAAGAACCTATAATTTTAGTTCCGTCTTGTAATCTTTGTGATCCAGCACTGTTAATAGCTGTTGGTGTGTAATCATTTATATCTTCTTGATCAGAAAATCTTATAAACATATCATCTTGAGTTGATGTATCTCCAATAGTTGTTTCAGTTCCAAGATGAATCAAGTGACGTGTTGTAGGTGATACTAAAGATACTCTAGTTGCAGTAGGGTTATTCGTTGTTTGAAAACCTGATGTAGTTGTTGATGCTCTTGTTGTTAATCTTGCAGCGTCTCCTGCATTCCATGTAAATGTTTTACCGTTTGCAATTGTTGCAACTAACACTTGACCAAAATTACTTAAACTCCAGAGGCCTGGTTCCAGACTCACGTCAGATGCTGAAGCTGCTTCTCCCCATGCACCACTGCCCCAACTATCAATACCCCAACCATATCCATAAGATTGTTCTGCTGGACCAACTTGTTCATAAGGTTTAACTTCTAAACTACCACCTGTTGATACTGTTGCTGTTGCATTAGAACTTTGTGTAATTGTAAATACACTTGAACTTGTAACACTTGTTACTTGAAATAATTTATCTTCGAAATCAGAATTTGTATAACCTGTTCCTACCGGTAAAGTTACATTATCTAATAATACAATATCTCCTGCACTTAAACCATGAGAAGCTTTTGTAATAGAACAAATAGCTGAAGCATTTGTTGTTGCAATAGTACAAGATGTTAAAGTAGTTTTTAAAGGTGTTACATCATAAAGTTGACCTTCAAAATATATAAGTAAAAATTTATCTGTTCCAATTGCAATGTATCTATTTCCATCTAAGTCTACGAATGCAAACTGACGTCTTGCAACACCAACAATTGTATCTGTAACTAATGATGACCAACCACCAACTTTTTCAGGTAAGTTATATCTGAATCTTACATTATCACAATCAACCCATCTGTTTTCTGCACCAGATGTGGTATCTTGTTTATCTATTCCTGGTAAGACTTTAAAATCAATTAGAGCCATGGTCCATGCTCCTATATTTTATCTTTATAGATCCAGCCTCTAGTTGCATTGACATACACTAAAGTAAATGCAGCACCATTAGTTGAAACAACTAAATTAGAAGCGGCGCCTAAAATATTAGAACTGTTTCTACCGATTGTTAAATTGTTTGATGCAAATGCATTACCACTATCAATAAAATGTACTTCATTACCTATTGCAGGAGATGCTGGTAAGTTAATTGTAACTGCAGTACCAATACCACTTCCTGAAGTATTTATTAATAATTGATCTCCATTAACTGCTGTATAAGTAGAAGGTGGAGTGTAGTATCCTTTTGTTTGTAATTTTCCTGTGATGTTTGTGCCATCAGAATATAAAACTGTTGTTGATCCAACCGGTAAAGCAAGTCCTGTACCTGAAACTGTTTTAACTGTTAATGTATAATTAGATGAAGACCTAGCTGTTGCATCTTCTACTATAAAAACTCTTTCAGCACCATCAGGCATAGTAACTGTTCTAGCTGCTGTTAAAGTTCCTGTTAATTTATAATATAAATTTTTACCATTTGCTGTTGCATGAGTAGCTAAAGATAAAGCAACGTCCGCTCCACCTACTGCAAGTGATAAATAACCACTAGCTGCTTGTTCTAAAATTTGTAAGTTTGTATTAGTAATTGTACCCCAGGTTCCTGATTTTTCCCCTGTGGTTATTAGTTCTAGTTTTAAATCTGTCGATGTACTTGATGCCATAATTCTCCTATGCGTCGGGGTCTATCGGGACCCAAACTTGATTTACTCCTGGTGGTATTGGGTTCCATGATATCACACTTACGGGGTTAGTTGCAAGTTCTAATTCATTCCCTGAAACAACTACTGTTTGACCTATTTTAATAACTACATTACCTGTAGCTAAATCTACTCTTTGTCCTGTAGGTAAAACAATTGATTTACCTTCAATAACTACATTACCTACTGAAAAGTTTAATCTTTGTCCACTTACAGTTACAAATATACTAACTCCGCCTGGATCAGCGAAAGGTGAGTTTGCAAAAGGTGTAGCTCCAAATAACATTATGGTGTTTGTATCCTTGTCCAAGTTTGTGAGACGCCTGGTACTACACCATCCCATTGTTTAATGTTTATAGAAGTAGGTACTGCTATTTCTAATCCTACTCCAGTTGTAATTACATTTGCTTTAGCTTGAATTGTAACTGTACCTGTTGATAAATTTTGTCTATTACCTGTAACAATTGCTGTTGCGTTTGCTTTAGCTGTTGCATTACCAATCGCTATCTCTACTGCACTTCCTGTAACGGTAACATTTGCTTTTGCAACAACAGATACATCACCTGTATCTAAATCAACTCTAGATCCTGTAGGTAATATAGTTGCAGCTGCAGTTGTTGAAACTGTACCAGTAGATAATTCTACTCCTGATCCTGTAACATTGTATCTAAATTGGAAAGTAACAGTTCCTGTATCTAATTCTAAAATACTTCCTGATGGTACAACTGTCGCTTTACCTATTGTTGTTACATCACCTGTATCTAAATTAACTCTTGATCCTGTAACTCCTACAACGTCAATACCTTTTGCTGTACCTGTATCTATTTCAAAAGGACTACCTGTTGTAGTTGTTGTAGCACCTGCTGCAATAGTAACACTTCCTGTTGCTATCTCTGTTGCAATACCTGATACACCAATAACATCGGCTACTTGGACATTACCTATTCCAATATTAAATCTACTACCATTCGGTAATATAATTGCTTTACCAACAATACCAACAGTACCTGTTGATTCGTTAATTCTACTACCTGTTACAATCGCTAATGCATTGGGATTAAATCCTGGGTCTGCAAAAGGTGCTGATGCAAATGAAGTTCCGCCAAAAAACATAAATATAAATCCTTAAAAGGAGACAGGGGGTATGTGGTGGTGCCCTGCCTCCATCTAAAGATTATATC